ATTTCCGCACTCAGCTATGAGTGAGAAAATGTAGCGGGATACTATTTCGTAGAATATCTTTTTCGATATTATGTAGCCTTATTGTCCTTCACTCCTCCATGTATTACTCCTAGAGAGGGGTAGATTGGAAAGAGAGGATGCTCAGAGCCAGTTCAATTAACTACAATTCAGCACTCTGAACTTTGTAGTTTTTTGATATAAGAGCAAGGTCTCCATAGGATAGAGTTGAGTATATAAACTCATTTTTATAGTCATTTGAGTATGTATAGACATGCATTAAGAGCGTCTTTAGATCCACAACACTACCACCAGCATCTCTATAAGAGATTGTTTTTTCCCAATTCTTATACTTAGCGGATAGGTTTGTGTTGATTCTATCTGCGTCGGTCTTATTGAAGATCACAATAGTGATTAATGCAAGTTTTTTCTCAACGAATGTGAAAAGTATTCGGGGGGTTGTGTTGGCAAAGGTTACCCCTCCTGTTACGAGTAACCCAGTAGTTCCTGGGGTTGGGGGATCTGTTGGAGCAAAGTCAGCTCCTAACTCTTGTAGCCTAGCCACTACAGAGTCTTGGGTAGATTTTTCCAGTGTGCAGCCTAGGATTGTCCGTGTTATAGTCGTTTCTTTTTGAGCGAATGCACTCTGTGTACCCGAGATGAGCAAGATTATTGCTCCGATAATGCTGTAGATATACCGCATACAGTAAGATGTTGGAGGTTATTGATAATAGTATTGTTTGCCGGATAGGGTAAGCTACTTCGATATCGAAGTATCCTAGGGTTAGAAGAAACCCTCACACAAATATAGGAATAAATGAGCTCGCATAGAATCTTCGTGAGGTAGATCTATGTTATCGTTCATGGCGCATATTCAGAGTCGGGTAGCTTGGTGCTCATTGGATGTGTGCGTTGGTGGAACTTGGTTTTCTCGGAAGTTTCGTGTGATCTGAGATTTTCCGTCCGCTATATCGTCCGCTACAAGAATAGCCCCTACGCAAATCATTGATTTACGCAGGGGCTTTCTGTAAGTGGCTGTACCCAGAGTGGTAATACGTTGATTGTTAGGTAAATACGCCCTATATCTTGATAGTGTTATTACAGCAGGTGTTCACCTCCCCTGCCTTGTCATTTGAAGCTGTTAGCGTTCATTAGATAACGCCCTTTTTCGTCCGCTAAGCGTCCGTTGTGAGGATAGCAGCGGACGGTTGAACTTTTCCATCTCCTGCGCTTTGAGGGTGTCGGCTATTGCCACGTATGGGCGCATGGTCTTCTCGGTCTTATGTCCCGTGTATTTACGGATGACCTCGGAGGGGATGCCGAGGGTGAGTGCTTGCACGACAAAGGTGTGACGCCCGATGTGCGAGGTTACTACCTCATACTTCGGCAGCGTCTCCTCGATGCGCTGGCGTCCAGAGTATCGTAGTCGTGTGACGGGCGCGTCTATTCGTGCCTGCTCGCACACACTTTTGAGAGTTCTGTTGAGTCTCTGCTCTGCCATTGGTGGTAGTGGGGTCTCCTCGCCCTTGTACTTGTCGAGTATTGCCCGTGCATGGTCGTTGATGTCTACCTCGATTAGCTGGTCTGTCTTCTGTGCGTAGTACCTGATTGATGTAGGCGTGATGTTGTCGTGCGTGAGCTTCTTCAAGTCGGAGTACCGCAGGCCAGTGAAGCAAAGGAAACAGAATAGGTCACGGGCTACACGCTCGGAGTGTAGGCGAAGCTCCACAGATGCAAGTCGGCTCAGCTCCTCCCATGTGAGATATACCTCGGCTCGGTTGCTGTCGATGCCCTTTAGTCGCACCTCGAAGAAGCGGCGGTAGTCCTTTTCGTATAGCCCTTGCCCTTGCGCCCAATATAGTGCGCTCTTGAGGATGCGGAGAGTTTTGTCTACTGAGCCGTTGAGCAGGCCTCGCTTTGCTGTTAGGTGCGTGATGAAGCCTGCTACCCACTTCTCGCTGATGTCCTCTAGCGTTGCGGACTGGGAGTAGTCTGCGAGGTGCATACGTGCGGTACGTATGTTGGCTCTATGTCGTTCGCTCCAGCTCCTGCGGACGCTCTCGGCTTCGATGAATAGGTCGATGAGTGATACTACCTTTCGCTTGTCCTCTGGGGCGACCTTTACTGGTGCTTGCTTTGATGCGCCAAGCGTCTCCCCTAGGTACTCATTGTACTTCTCCTTTAGCTCCTCGGGAGTGGGTAGGTGCTCTATCTCCTCGAAGTAGGAGAATGCGCTCTCTATTGCCTCCTCGGTGTACCGCAGGGCTCGGTTTATCATAGCGGCTGGCGTGCGTCTGTCTCCGTGGGTGGTGTTCTTTAGGCATCGTTCCGCCTCGGTGCTCCACTTGTCGGGGTCTACTCGGTAGCCAACATAGACGCTTGTGATGTACCCGCCTCCATAGCGGATGCGGTAGCGGACTTGTAAAGCCTTCCACCCCTTCTGCTTGTCTAGGAGGAAGTGGCACGTGCGGCGGATAGGTAGCATAATATACTGGGATAAAGAAAAACCATATCGTTGGATCCAACAATATGGTTTTTCGTGGTTGTGGGTGGTAGGTGCTATTGCTTCTTGCACTCAATCTTTACGCTCTCTCCCGAGATGCTCGCTCTCAGTAGGGCAGTGTCTCCGCTGATGCTGAGTACTTCGTATCGTGCGTACTCGGCTCCGTCGATATAGCAGATGATGGTATTTCCCGATACCTTGTAAGTGCCTTCTCCTTTGCCGAAGTAGCCTCTCCCTTGGTACTTGCCATCCTTGTCGAACGTGGCGTATGTTGCGGGGAACACCAGCTGTGCGATAGCGCTGGTGACGTCAAGCATAGAGCCGTCCTTCTGCTCTACCTTCGTGATGCGCCACGTTCCGTAAAGCTGCTCCATTGAGAAGCTCGAGGGGGTGGGGCTGTCCTTCTTGCACGAGGCAAAGGAGATAGCAATCGCAATGACCGCCACGAGCGAGAGTAGTAATTTCTTCATAATGGTTGTATTTAGAGTTATTAAAAGTGGTCGTATGTAGTGCTTTATACGCGCGTACGCGTACATATATAGTCTAGAACTTTCGCTTTACCAGCTCTTCGACATAGAAGATGCCCTGCACGTCGTCGAGCTTCACTGAGTAGTCCTTATACTGGCTGTTGAGGGAGTGGCAGGTAATCTCATTGTTAGCCTTGTCGTGGTTCACTACCTCCTTGAGCACTATGCCCTCGGCGTCTGTCGCCACGACGCAGTAGGTCTCCCCGCGCTTCTTTATACCAAACTGCCAATCACTTTTAGGTAGCACTCGGCAGAGTAGGATGTCTCCATCGAGGAATGCGGTGCTACTCCCGTCGTCCATGCTGTCGCCAGATACTTCGAAGAGCAGGTAATCCCCTTTCAGTCGCTTATCTATTAGTACGGGCATCGTCTGCTTATCTTCTTCCCAGTAGGGGTCACCGAAGCCAGACAACGCTCCTGCCTGCGCTCTGTGCGGTACGAGAGGGATGTCCACCCAGTCTCGGTCACTGCTTACGAGCGGGCGGGCGCTATTCTCCTGCGTGGGCTGTGTGGCTGGTGCGCCAGCCTTCAGCATCTCGCCTTCCCCTGTGTCAAGCCACCCTACATTTAGGGATGTGTAGGTTCTCTGTATCTTTTCTTTTGCGTCACGCCCGATACCTCGGCTAAGACCAGAGATAAAAGAAGCCGACAATCCAGCCTTCAGCAGGAAGTCACGTACAGAGGCAGCCGAGTTGGTCGCCTCTATATACTGGGTTATGCGTGATTTAATCGCATCTTTTGCATCTGTCTCAACAGGCGGGATCATATCCCCTTCCCCCGTAAGAAGCCACGAGGCGGATATACCAAACATTTCGTTCCACTTAGCCGCCTGCGCCTTGCCAAATGCCTTCTTTCCAGTCATCAGAGAGTTTACATAGGCCTTGCTAACTCCGAGCTTTTCGGCGATAGCACTCTGTGTAACGCCCTTGCTTTTGAAGTATTCTGCAAGGGCAGAAAAATTTTTCTCACTCATAAGGTGCAGTATTACAGCGTCTTGTAGAATAAGTCGCCCAAAAAGTCTGACAAAGATTTGGTAAGTCAAACAAATTGGTTTACCTTTGTAGTGTAGTCCAAGAGAGGACAACAAGAGCGGGTCTAAGAATAGACACCGACAAAGATAATGAAATACAAAACAAGTAGACCTCTATGGCAAAGCGAAGAGCCCTAAAGCCCAAGTCTAAGATACTCGCAGAGCGCGCTGACAAAGTCAGAGCAGCGTTCGCGAAGATGAAAGACGAAGGTATGGGAACAGAAGATGCCGTGCACAGTCTACGAGTGAAATACAAGCTCGCACGCTCGACGGTATATAATTACCTAAAGGGCTAACAAGCTGTGCACCCCCGAGGGCTTAGCCCTCATTACTGAGCGGTCTTTGACATTCTTGATACAAACAATGGCGAATACAGATAATCTGCAGGTGAAAGGCCTGCACGTGATTAACCCATTGTCGTTAGCCTGCGACCTAATGTGCGCAGGGCGAAGCCGTGGAAGGCACGGAACACCCGAGGCTCGGAAGCCTCCTGACGACACCAGTAACGTAACAAAGACAACTATGTACAACGAAGAAGACATTTCCTACAGCGAGGTGAGCCCATCCTTCCTCAAGGATGTAGTCTACGACATGACCCAGTCCATCGCAGACTATGGCGGGTACACCACAGAGCAGTGCATCTACATAATAGACGACCCACGGCTCTCTGATGAATCGACACTCATCCTCACCCTAGAGCTTTCGGGAGGGGAGTTTGAACTGACCTACGAATATGACAACAGAGCAGGGGTGAAGGACTTCCCCCCGTTCGATAGCACCGACTTCTGCGGGGTGCTTTACAACGCAGAGCGTGAGATAGAGCGTAGCGAGCGCAACGCCCGAGAGATAGCGGATACAGAGCGCTGGCTCAACATGACAGAACGATAAAGACAACGAACCTGAAACGAGCAGATATGACGACAGATAGAGTGATAACCGCCCTCGCCTATGTGGTAGCGGGCGGGCTTATCCTCCTCGGCTTCTTAGGGGGACTTCTGATAGTCTCCGACACAGACGCAGCATTCACCCCCGACCTCTCCACCTCGGAGTTCATCATTAAGAAGCTCGCAGGCGTTGCACTGCTTGGGGCTTCGATATATACGTGGCGAGCCATTGAGCGCCACGGCAAGTAATAGCTGATAGGTTCTTTTCTTCAATCCGTGGCGGGGGCGGTCAATTTAGAGGCCGCCCCGCCCACAAAGATGAATCTTCATTGGGTTTGATTTAGTGTTTACAGTGGGGGGGTAAATCTGGGACAGACAAGCCACCCCGAAAAAGTTGACAATCACGCCCGCAATTTAGAGCGGGCGCACCCCCTAGGGCTAGCAACTCTAGCATTGTTTCTATTTGAACAAACATACTGCTCGACAACTCCGAGAGGACAAGCCGTGGCGAATTGCACTAGCGCGCCAACTCCGAGAGGACGAGGCGCGCCACAAAGTAGACAAACTATTTAGCAACACGCCAGCACATGGCGACAATCTCTAACGCAGACGCAAGATGGACACGGAAACAAAGACGCCCAAGATTTATGAAGCCCTTATCAAAGCTAATGAGCTTGTCGGGGCTATCTCCAAGGGCAACACGAACCAGCAGCAGGGCTTTAAGTTCCGAGGCGTAGACGACGTCTACAACAGGCTGCACCCGATACTCGCTAAGTGCGGTATCGTTATCGTTCCCGAGGTTGTGAGCTACGAGGTAACAGAGAGACAAGCGCGCAACGGCGTTCTGCTCTACACCCGAGCCACTATCCGCCACCACTTCACCGCCTCCGACGGCTCCTCCGTGACGACTCTGGTGGTAGGCGAGGCGATGGACAGCGGGGATAAGGGGATGAACAAGGCGATGAGCATAGCTCTCAAGTATGCCCTCTTCCAGCTCTTCACCATTCCTACCGATGAAGACAAAGACCCCGACGCTACCACACACGAGCTAGTACCGCAGGCGCCGCAGGCGACGACAAGCCCCGACTACCAGAGCAAAGTAGAGGGAGCTATTAACGAGCTAGCAAAGGCAAGCAGCTTAGATGAACTTGCGAATATCTTCCGAAGCCTCCCGAAGGAAATGCAGGACGACCGCTCTGTAAAGGGCGAGGCGACGAGGCTAAAGGCGGTGTTCGCACAAAAGACTGCCAAGAAATGAACGCATTAGACTTGCATCGCTCGTCGGTTCGCTTCGATGAGCAAAGCCACACATACACCACCTCAGATGGGCGACAGCTCTCTGGGGTGACGTCGATACTCAAGCAGGCACTCTTCCCAGACAAGTATAAGGGCATCCCAGATGCGATACTCGCAAAGGCGGCTGAGCGTGGCACGGCTATCCACAACGAATGCGAGGACGTAAACCTCTTCGGGGAAGGAGCTATCAACGAAAGCTCCAGTGAGGAAGCACGCAACTACCACGAGCTACTCGCGAGGGAAGGCATCACGATGATTTACAGCGAATACCTCGTGACAGACGACGAGGTGGTAGCTACGATGATTGACTGCATCGACGACAAAGGCAACCTCTACGACATCAAGACCACAAGCCAGCTCGATATAGAGAGTCTCTCATGGCAGCTCTCCTTCTGCGACTACCTATTCACGAAGCAGAACATCTTCCTCGAGCGCCCCTCATCTAAGCTCTACGGCATCTGGCTCCGAGGCAGCACTGCGAAGCTAGTGGAGGTGGAGCGAAAGAGCGATGACGACATCGAAGAGGTTATTCAAGCCTATCTAGATGGCGAGGTATTTACCCCCAAGCCCGTGGAATTCACAAGCCCCGAAGAGGAGGCTCTGGCGAGAATTAGCGAGCAGGAGGAGGTGATTATCGCACTGAAGAAAGAGATAGACCGACGCGAAGCAGAAAAGCAGGAGGCTCTCGACATCCTCAAGGCGAGAATGGAAGAGAGTGGACTGAAGAAGCTCGAGACGCAGAGCCTCTTACTAACGCTGGTAGCTGAAAGTGAGAGTACCACCTTCGACAGCAAGCGATTTAAGGAAGAGCACCCCGAGCTTGCCGAGCAGTACGCTAAGAAGGTAGTCCGCAAGAGCTACGTAAAGATTACACTCCGATGACATACGACCTCTCCCGTGAGCTCGACAGAGCGCAATTTAAAGAGCGAGGAAACCTACTCTATCGACAAGGGGCGCTCGTTGAGCTCACCGAGAAGAGGGGTAAGCGCACTCTCAAGCAGAACAGCTACCTGCATCTGATACTCTCCTACTTCGCCCTCCAGTATGGCGAGCGAATGGAGTACATCAAGCAGGAGTTTTTCAAGCGCCATGTGAACGCAGACATCTTCCTCCGAGAGAAAGAGGGTAAGGGTATCGGGCGATACTACGTGCTGCGCTCCAGTGCCGAGCTTGACACTAAAGAGATGACCACCGCAATAGACCGCTTTCGTGACTGGGCTTCTAAGGAGGTGGGGGTGTACCTACCCACTCCCGAGGAGAACGGGCTGATAGGCGAAATAGAGCGAGAGGTTGAAATGAATAAACGATGGATATAATGGACACCGCAGTAATCCTTAACCCAGTAGAGCTCTCCGCGCTCATCTCCTCTGCAGTGTGCGACGCACTTAGTAAGCACAGCGAGAGCGCAAAGCAGAGCGAGAGATACATAGCAGGGAGAGATAGGGCGCTCGACTTCCTCGGCATCAAGTCGAGGGGCGCACTTAACTCCAGAATAGCAAAGTACCCTAGCGCCTTCCTCCAAGATGAACGTTTCACGCTCATCCTTGACGTGGAAGCCTACGCAGAGTGCCTGCGCAGGGAGCAGAAGATGACACGACGATAACCACCACAAAAGATAAAGACTATGGGAAGACTTCGACTATATCCTAGTGAGATAGACCTATCAATCCTAAACGACTTCGAGCTAGACGTACACATCCACAACCACAACAAGGTGCTGAGCTTCATAACCACCAAAATGTGTGCGAACAACAAGCGGATGACCTACTACAGACGAATGGCGGATAGCACGATGGATAGGCTACTCACACTTCGAGCCGAGAGAAAGCGCAGGGCGAAGGAGACTAAGGAGAATGCATAAGCTAGACCGCTCCGAAGTGCTCGACAGGATCAAGCGACATCTGCAACATCGCAGTGACGCTAGACGGCAACCGCTTATAATCTTAAAAGAGCAGTTGTCCTCGGTCGTTGGTTGCGACTTTGATACCCTACGCCCAGTCCTTCTAGACCTCTACCACGATGGCCTACTGCTCACTGGGCGGACACTCAATACTACATACTTTACACTCCCAGAATATGTGTAAGCATAAGTACATACCTCTCGACATCTTCGCTATGCAGGATGCTAAGATAGAAGCGCTGACTGCAGACCACGGGCTGGCAGGATGGGGGGTGTACACCGCACTACTCTTAAAGCTCGCCCAGCAGGACGAGAGCGGATACAGCTACCCAAACAACGCTAAGCGGCTGGCGGACATCCCTCCAAAGCGACCACGCGCAGGGGGTGTGCGCGCT